TTTAACAGTAACAACCGCCGCTACTTTGTACACGGTTACAATGAATTTACAAAACAATATTTCAGACGCGTCTGGTGTTGGTTATGTTTTGGCTGGTGATTTACAAGGGGAAACAGAAGAAGGTTCTGAAAATGCTGCATACTCATTTAGTACAACTGCTAGCCTAAATCCAGGGTATCAGTTTTCAACACCGTTCGCAGCTACAGACCCATCAGGTACTATACCAAACGGAGGCACGACAGTAACACAAACACTAACAGGTACAGTTATACCTATACCCACAGATGTAACAGCTACTTTGGTTGTGCATGACAATATAAATGGTGGTAACGGTGTAGGTGTTACATATTCTATCTCAGGAGAAAATACCGGTGCTATTGATACAGGACCAGCTCCACACAGTTACAGCTTTAATACTGGTGTAACTATACTAGATAACGATTATGAGTTTGTAGGTGGTGGCGCTAGTATTAGCCCAACTCAGCCAAATACAGGTACTATTTCAGCAAACACAACTATCAATACCACAATAAGTGGTACTTTAATTAAAAAGACTGGAACTGCAACTCTTACTGTAACTAATAACATAACTGGCGGAACAGAAGGTGTTGCTTATTTAATTAATACATCACCATCAAGTCTTACTACAACAGGTCAAGTAGGTACATCTTATGGTTGGAATGTTTCAGCAGTACCAAAAGCTGGTTTCCAATTTACTTCAGGACCTACATACACACCAGCATCAAGCGTTTCAGGTACATATTCAACTACACCTGCTACAGAAACAATAACAATAGGTGGCGTGGTTGCTCCTTTATCTGCGTGTAGAAATTATACATTTGCAGCATCGGCTGGAGCTGTTATATCTGTAACGTATTGCGATGGTTCAACAGAGAGCCTAACACAAGGCGTAGACTCATTAAGTAACTTATGCTTACAAACTGGAGGTTATAGCGTAACAAGTGGAACATTAAGCAGTGTCACTGACAGTGGTGCTTGTGCTGTAGCGCCTAGATATGAATACACTTACGTAAATTATAGTAGTTCTTCGTTTGCGCTTGCAGAAGCTGGCCAAGTTGACAATGATCAAACAACCACAATGTGGTTTTCTCAAAACACACCAACACCTAATACAAGCGCTGACGTTTGGACTACAGAAACAGGTAGTGCAAAACCAGCTGATGGTTATTATTGGAATGGTTATAATCATATAATTCAAATAACTAGCGGAGAAATATCATCTTGGAATAATGATTCGAGTAAAAACTTAACAAGCGTTTCAGCGACATTTGGATTTATCGATTCGGACGACGCTTGTCAAAACAGTTTTACTACAACACGTTACGTTTCAAGAGTAGGTGGTAGTAGCCTTGAGGACGTAAACAATATGGTGTTTAATTCTAGTAATCCTAGTCAAGGTGCTAGTATAGATTTTTCTAATAACGTTACTAGATTTGTAAGATTTTCTACTAGCAACGGCGAATCTCAAGAAATAGCTGGTACAACTGGATCTGGAAACAACTTATATAACTCAGGTAGAATTACTCAGGCGAATATAGTTTGCCCATCAACTGACTTTATATACACAATGGTTCCATGCCCTAACCAAAGTGTTACTAGTAACTTTACAGCAAGTTCACCTAACCAATTAACAATAGGTGCTACATATGAGGTTGCAGGCTCTGGATTTACCAATATAATAGCTACAGTGCAGCAAGAAACAGTTGGCACGGCTCAAGCTACAATAGTAGGCGCAGGTATTTGCCCTGGCCCAACAATTGCAGCTATTCAACTTATAAATCCATTAAACACCGGACTTCCAAACTGGCAAACCCCAACAGATTCACCTGGTGATTATAGAAATTATAACACACCTACGGAGCTTGTGGCTTGGTTAGACGTAAATGATCCAAGACTTACATTGCAAGGAAATCAATATGTGTTTAGAAACGATGCTGTTTTAAATACATCTAATCCGCCAAGCTACATTGCTCAGGATTTTTATCCATGTAATCCTTCTAAAATATCTGTTTACAGTTCTGTACCTGATTGCAGCACATATCCTTCTATAGATCCTTTTGGGCCGGACACGTATTATACAGTTAGCTTAAATAGCAAACAAATAGCAAAACCTTTATATAGCACTTTGTTTAGAAAACTTGGCACGGTTAATTATAAATACAACGTGAGCGTAGGTATTGGCGGACTTTTGTTATTCAATGCAATTTTTGATACTAGAAATATAATAGGAAACAACACTGGTAATTCCTACGTGCAGGCTACTAATCCTCAGCTTTGGAGCTTAACCACTGATTCTTCTGCTAGTTTCTCTTCTTATCCTTGTATTACATCAACAAACGCCAGTCAAATGTTTACAATTGAATCATCTAATGGTTCTACTGGTCCTTTTAGTAGTCAAGCTGCAAACAAAGTAAGAGTTCTTACCGTCGACGACAACGTGAATATTGGTTGTAGGGTAGCTGTAAACTTACAGTTAATGTTACTAGGGGGAAAACAATGGGTTACAGGTCCTACTTTTACTTTAATAGATCCTTCTGGTGTACCTGTAGATCCATTAAACAACGATCCTCTTGTTGAGCTTAGAAGCACAAATGTATCAAATGCAGTTGTAGTAGAATCAATTGGAGCTCCAATGATTTTTATGAATCAAGATTATGATGGTGGTCGAGTTTATGATTATATTATTAGAGTTGATGGAGAAATACAATAAAAAAATATGGCAATAATTTATAGTTATCCAGACAAAACACCTATACTAGGAAATGATATACTCCTTGGAACAGATAGGCAGAATAAAAATCAAACTAAAAACTTTACTGTTGATGCTATAAAAGACTATGTCTTAGATGGCTTGATGAATGGTACAGCTAGACGTTTGCCTGTTTACGGCACGTCTGACAAGCTAACAAATTCTTTATTTCTCCAAGACCAAGCGGCTACTAGTGGAACTGCTGTTTTAGGAACGCTAGTAACTCTTGATAATGGAAATGGTTTTGGTAGTTTAAGTGTTGCTCAAAATATAACAGCTCAAACAGGTGATTTAACTGTTTCTCAAGGTAATGGTTACATAGAAGGTTTTTTAGGTGTAGGTGTTCAAGGTGATAGCGCTTATAAGCTAAATGTTTTAGGTGTAGCTAAAGCAAGTGAAAGAGTTTTTGTAGGTGAAACAACACAGGATAGTATAAATATAAACAATTCTACAATACAAAAAACTGGTGGCGATATAAGTATCACTACTGATAGTGATATGCTATTGGGAGCTGGCAGCGTGTATTACGCTAGACTTTTTCCTACTACAGGTAGTTTGCTTTTATCAGAAGAAGTTTCTTCAGCGTCATCACCTGTAGCTAAGTTTGAAATAACCGGTAGCAATACAAGTGTTAGTATAGGTAATGACAATACTGTCGTAACTAATGCAGATAAACCTACTGTTGCTATTGGTAAAGATATTACCGCGCAAGGTGTTGGTGGTATAGCTATTGGATCAGGAACTTCTGTCACAGCAACGGCTACAGACGGTATTGCTATAGGTAAAGATGCTGTTGCAGATGAAATAGAAACTGTAGCTATCGGCACTGATGCAAACGCAACTGTTGCAGGTGAAGTTTATATAGGTGGTACTGGTGTAAGAGTTAAAGAACAATTAAGTGTACTAGGCACAGGGCAATCAAGTTTTGCTGGCCAAGTAACAATACCTCAAATGCCAGTAGCTGCGACTGATGCGGCTTCTAAGGATTATGTAGATAGTGCTACAGCTGGTGGTTTAATATACCAAGGTTCTTACGATGCGTCTACAAACACACCAGATCTTACAACATTCCCAAACTCTATACAAAGAGGTTGGACATATACGGTTATTGTAGCTGGAACTTTCTTTACTGAAAACGTAGAAATAGGTGATTTACTTATTGCTGAAGTAGATGATCCTTCGGCACTTGGAGACTGGACAACAGTGCAGAATAATGTAGATTTAGCTACATTAACCACCGTAGGTATTGGTAATGTAAACGAGGCAACAGGTGGAGACATTAGCGTAAGTTACTCTGGAGGTACAGCTACTGTTGATTTAAAAGATGACGTAAGCATAGCAACTAATTTAACGTTGTCAGGTTCACTTACAGATGGTAGTAATAGTATAGGTGCTGCAGGTTATCTATTATCTTCTACTGGTGCTGTTACCGAGTGGATAGAAAATACAGCTGTTACTGGTAGCGGTACAGCACTTCACATTCCTAGATTTGATAACACAGGATCTGCGCTAGAAGATAGCTTAATGCTCGCTGGAAACTTAACAATAGGTATTGGTGTTCCAGCACCTACAACTCAATACGCTAATTATAAGCTTAACGTAGGCACGGGTGGCATACGCGCGACTCATGATATAGATGAAGTTGTACAGTTAACAAACACAAGTGTAACAGGTGATGTTAGTGTAGCATTTTATCAAAATACAAATTTAAGAGCTAAAGTAGGTTTTGACGATACCGCAACAGCTGCTTATTTAAAAAATAACGAAACAAGTACTTTATTAAAAGTAAAATCAGGTGTAAACGGTTTAAGTTACACAGAGGCCGGTGAGTATACTGTTTGGCACGAGGGTAACAAACCAAACCCGCCTAGAAGTTCAGCAAACTTTAATTTAACTGACGCTGTTGCTTATATAACTAGAACTTACACGCCTTCTCCATTAAACAGAACAGAGTTTATTGTAGATGTTACTAGCTCTTTGGTTACTAGCTCAAGTAACGCAGACAATATAATAGCTCAAGTAGTAACTAATTCAAATGGAGCAAACGCAACTCCGCTGATAAAAAGATCAGTTGGAAGTTTAGTTATTACTTTCACAGGAAATATACCCAATAACGACTACAGAGTTTTACTAATAGACGTAACATAAACTAACACATGGCGATAAACTTTCTATTTGATGTATCAGTAAATAGCGGTATTGACTTACAAAATACCAGCATAACTAGTTTAGCTACGCCTGTAAACAATACTGATGCCGCGACTAAAGCTTATGTGGACGCTTTAGTTACCGCATCGGATTTAGATTTTTCTGGAACAAGTGGAACTGGCGCTGTTGATTTAGATAGTCAAGTGTTTGCTATAACTGGCGGTACGTTTATATCTACAACCGCATCAGGTCAGTCTTTGTCTATAGACTTAAATGCGACTGGATCACCATCAGCAACTACGTTTTTAAGTGGTAATAACACTTGGTCTACACCGCCGGATAATAATACAACATATACTTTTGCAGCTGTATCAGGTACGCCTAACTTGATTAGATTAACTGGCACAAACCCATCTAGTACTAATGATATAGGTTTAGTTGCCACTGGTAATGTAGCTATAACTTTTAATAGCGCAACATCACTAGGTTTTGATTTAGCGTCTAGTATAAGTGTAGCAAATACAATTACAGCTGGAACAGGATTGACGGTCACTACAGGTGGTATAGATATAACTGGCACTGGTACATTTAATACCGGCATAAGTGTTACAGGTGATAGCTCTATTAATGGTGAGCTTGATATGTCTTCTAACAAGATAATCAATGTAACAGATCCTACAAACGCTCAAGATGCGGCGACTAAAAACTATGTAGATATAACTTCTACGTCAGGAGCCGTAAATTTTCAAGGTGGTTATGATGCGGCTACAAACACACCTGACTTAGATTCAAGCCCAAGTTCAGCCATCAAAAAAGGTTGGATGTATACGGTAACAGCTGATGGCACATTTTTTACAGAGCAAGTTAGAACAGGTGATTCATTAATAGCTCAAATAGACTCACCTACAACATTAGCTAATTGGACTACAGTACAAAACAACATAGATCTTGCAGATGCAAATACAGTAGGTATTGGTAACGTAGCAGGTACAACTAACGATATAGGTGTTAGTTATTCAGGTGGTACAGCTACAGTTAGTCAAGCTCCTATTACAATTTCTCAAACAACAAGCAATATTTCGCCTGGCTTTGGTAGCGGTTTTACAGCTATAGATAGTGTAGGGGCTAATTCAACAGGTCACGTTACAAGTTTAAATTTAAAAACAATTAACTTACCTACCCCAACATTCACCAGTGTTGGTATAACTGAAACTGGCAGTGCGCTGACAATAACCAACTCGCCAATTACAACAAGCGGTGATATTAATATAGCTGGAGCTGGAACAGCATCTCAGGTGATACTAGGTAATTTAAGTTTAGGAACATACACAACCGGTACGGTTGAATCTGTTGGAACCTCAAACTCAACATTTATAAATGGATCAGGCGGGCCAATCACAAGCTCAGGATCTTTAACGTACAGCTTAAGTGCTACTGGAACTCCAAGCGCGTCGACATATCTTAGAGGTGATAACACATGGGCTTCACTACCAGCTGATAATAACAATTACGTTACATCAGCATCTTTTGACACGAGCACAGGTGTTTTAACTTTAAGTAGACAAGGTCTTACAGCTGTTACAGTAGATTTAGATAATAGATATTTAACTGGTAATCAAACTATCACATTAACAGGTGACGTTACAGGTAGCGGAACAACAAGCATAATTACTACAATATCTTCAAACGTAGTAGGTTCAAATGAATTAAATGTGTCTAGCAATGGTACAAGTGGTCAAGTGTTAACATCAGATGGTCTTGGCGCGTTTACTTGGAGCACACCATTTACAGGTGACATAACAGGTGTTACCGCTGGCAATGGTTTAACTGGTGGCGGTACAGCTGGCAATGTAACTTTAACAGTAGGCCAAGGAACTGGTATAGTGGTTAACGCGGCTAACGTTGCTTTAGCTACGGCTGGTGCTGGAGCTGGAACGTACGGATCTACATCTGATTCTGCTAAAATAGATACTATTACGTTAGACGCTTATGGTCGTGTTACTGCGGTTTCTACTGGATCTACTGGGTCTGGTAACGTAACCGGATCTGGAACTGCTAGCGTATCAGGTGGTCAAATTCCTTATTGGGACGCAACAACAAATATAACAGGAACTTCTCAGCTTAATTACTCAACTGTATCTGGTGGCACTATTGGTGTAGTTGGTATTGGTAACAGCTCTACTGCGTTTGGCGCCTCTAGATTAGTTGTAGGTAGTGGTAGTGGTGGTTCTCTAGTTACACTATACGGTGGAAGTAACAGCATCAATACAATTGCTTTTGCAAACGGCACTAGTGGCAATGCGCAATACAGAGGCCAAGTTAGATATAATCTTCAAAACGATAATTTAGAGTTTATAACAAGCGGAAACACTTTCTCTAGAGTATATGTAGATTCAGCTTCTGATCTTAACTTAGTAGAAAGAACTTTAAACTTTAGAAACAGCTTTCCAAATGCAGTAGGTGCTTATGTAGATTTGCCTACAAATAACGAGTTAAGTATAGGTACAAATGGAACAGAACGCTTGCGCGCCAACTCCGCAGGTATTGTAACTTTTGGTGCGGATCCTGCAGATCCTACATGGTATTTAGATTTAGTAAATAAAAAAGCAGGATTTAGAACTACAAATCCAGGCTCTGCGTTCGATGTTAATGGTACTTTCAGGGCAAGAAATGAATTAAATGTAGGCGCTACATCAGAACAAAACTTTTTTGTTGAAGGAGGGCCTGGGCCTAGATATGTTAAAATGGGTGCTTATACACCATCTAATAAAGACACTTGGTTGACAGGCTCATCAAATGCAAATTTAGTTAGAGGCACGGCAGGTTTTGGAACAGGTGGTAAAATGTTAATGGCAACTTATAGGTATACTACTAAAATAGAAGCCGGTGGTTGGCCTACAAGTAGTGGATATAGCAACGGGGTCAATGTAACACCTACTCCATCAAATGGCGAAGTTATGATAGTTAAAGGTATTTTTGTACACAAAGCAGGTAGTACTATAGGCTCTGGCTGGTCTAGTAATATTTACCCTGTTCTTTTTATACAACAAAGACCCGATGGTAATTATGCATCTATAGGATCTGTATCTAGACCAGTAATTGTTAACGGAAGTGGTGTTTGGTTTTACAATGCTTTTGGTTATGCTGGAAATTCGTCGTTTGAACAGGGCGGTGTAGGTAAGCCTGTAGCATTAGCTCTTGATTCAGCTCCAATAACAAATGAGCCAACTTGGTACATCACGGTAGAGTATACTATAATAAATTTAAGTGTTTATAGACAAAACGTAGATCAAACTTTAACTTAATATAAAATGGCGTATGTGAGTTAAAAGATGTACCATGGTAAAAATCACTAAAAATAAGTGATATATAAAGTATACCCTGCTCGGGTTAGAGCAACCAAACAAACTAATATAAAACCAAAACCAATGACACTATATTATAAGACTAGCACGTGGAGTAGTCAACCGCAAATATCCGAAGACCAAATAAAATTTTGGAAGCATATCGCTGAAAAGAAAAATTGGCGAATAGTACAACTACCAAACGGATTTTTTCAAACTGAATACAAAGATCAAAATGATGAGTGGCAAGATGTGACTCGTAGAGAAACTATGGATGGTGCTGAAGCTGCTATTGATGGTAGCATTGAGCATTACACTAAAAAAATTGACTTTGTAAAAGGACCTAAGGTAGTTAAAACCTTTGAGTAAAAAATAAATATAATTTAATTAAATCAAATATGTCTGACGCAATAGTTAAGAATTTAAACTTTGGCAGTGATGCTAAAGACAAAGTATTTAAAGGTATAGAAAATCTCACTAAAGCTGTTAGCTCCACACTTGGGGCTAGCGGCAAGTGCGTTATACTAGAGGATGGTGCGGGCCAACCCGTTATAACAAAAGATGGAGTTACAGTAGCTGATAGTATTATACTATTAGATCCTGTAGAAAACATGGGTGCGACGCTTTTAAAACAAGCGGCTAGGCAAACTGTGCAAGAAGCTGGCGATAGAACAACAACGGCTACAGTGCTAGCACACGCACTCTTAAAAAACTCTTATAAAAAAGAAGTTAACACTAGAGATCTTAAAGAAGGTATTAACTCTGGTGTTGATAAAGTTATAGTTTATTTAGAAAAAAACAGTACACCTGTGGTAGGTGAAATGATTGATCAAGTAGCTACCATATCAGCTAACAACGATAAACAAATAGGTAATATCATTGCAGATGCTTTTAGAGCTGTTGATAATACAGGTGTTGTTATGATGGAAATAAACGATCAACCAGAAACTTTTTGTGAAATAGTCGACGGAGTTCAATACTATAAAGGTTTTAAAAATGATTCATTTGTAACTGACAAGTTAAAAGGTACAGCTGAATTAGAAAATCCTTTAGTTTTAATTGTAGAATCTTTAATACCAAACGTACGTAAAATACAAAACGTATTAGAGTATGTTATTAAAAACAATAGATCGCTACTTATAATCGGTGATGCTGAGCAGCAAGTTTTAAATGCCTTGGCTATGAACAAGCTAAAAGGTAATATAAAAGTAAACATAGTAGATGCACCTGTATATGGTGTAAGTAAAAAAGAAGTATTACAAGATTTATCAATGCTTACTGGCGCTACAATTATAAATGAAGATCTAGGTGATGACATGGATTTAATACAGCCAGAACACTTAGGTGAGTGTGTTAAATCTGTTTCAAATCAAACAGAAACAATCTTACAAGTAGATAAGTCTTCTAACGAATTAGAAGATTTAATAGAAGATATAAAGGATAAAATCAAAAACGCCTCATCAGCTGCTACTAAAAACAAATACGAAAAAAGATTAGCAATGCTATCAGCTAAAGTAGCGATTGTAAAAGTAGGTGCTAACTCTGAAGTAGAATTAAAAGAAAAAAGAGATAGGGTTGAAGATGCTATCTGTGCTACAAAAGCTGCAATAAAAGATGGTATAGTACCTGGTGGTGGTATAGCTCTTTTAAATGCGTCTAGCTTTATAAAACCAAAGTCAAAAGGCGAAGAGGTTTTGCTAGAAGCAATTAAAGCTCCATTTAAAACTATATTAGATAATGCTGGTATAGTTGAATACGAGCTACCTAAAGTTAAAGGCAGAGGATTAAATGTGGTTACAGGAAATATGGTAAATATGATTAAGTCTGGTATTATAGATCCTCTGCTTGTAACTAAAAGCGCTTTGCTAAACGCAGCTTCTGTAGCTACAACAATATTGTCAACTGATTGTGTAATTAATAATCTTAGAGTCGATGAAGGCAGTGGGCAGTAACATAATTGTAAAACCTAAACCGGTATCTAACAAAAAAACAGAAGGTGGTTTAGTGCTGTCGGTTAAAGACAGAGAAGATATAAGATATACAGAAGCTAATGTAGTTTCTGTTAGTGATCAAGTAGAAGTTGTAAAGCAAGGCGATGCCATATATTATGATAGACATAGTGGTCATAAAATAGAAATTAACGACGAACAATATACAGTTATAAAATTACAAGATGTTGTTGTGTTGTTATGAGAATAGAGGCTAGTGACATTAAGCAGTTAAATATATTAAAGCATTACCGTATTATACGTAAGTGGGCTTGTCGTAACAACAGTTTAAACGATGCTGATTTAGAGCTTTTAATATACTTAGATTGTATAGATCTTTTTACTAAAAAAGATTTTGAAGATGGCAGTTATTCTTACAGCTGGGACAACAGGAGATGGAATAGACTTTTGAAAGAAGGCTGGATAGTTGTATGGAGAGAAAGAAACAGAATTACACAAAAGTATAATATATATAAAGTTTCTTTTAAATGCAAACAACTAATACAAAGAGTGTATAGAATAATGCTAGGAGAAGAGGATATACCTACTAGTGAGCGAAGAAATAAGATAATGAAAGGTAAAACTTATACAGACAAAGTTCTTATTACTTCTATAAATAACGTAAACAAAGATAAACAAAGATAGTTATGTATAAAAAAGATGGACTACCATTTGTTGGTAACACTGGTCAAGTAGGTATGAACGCTGTATTTGGAGGGCCTAGACAAATGGATATGAATGCTATGCAAGACCCTTACTCTGGAGCAATGACTAAAATGAACCCCACCGCATTGGGTGTAGCTGATCAAGTGTTTGGAACACAGCAACAACGCCAACACGTAATGAACATGCAGCCTGGCTTAGCTAAGCTAGAAAAGCACGCGTTAAACAAGGCTTTAGTGGGTGATCAAGATAAATTGCCCGAGCATATTAAAAAAGAAATACTTGCGAAACCAGAAGACGGTGAAAAGTCTAAAGGTGATCCTTTAAAAAAAAACATAATGCCGAATTTTAATAGGCAATATGCGTCAGTAAATCCAGCTACAGATCCAGGTCAGTTTGCTGATTACAGCGGATTTAGAAGTGGAATATTTGGTATGGTAGATGAAAATACGCCAAGTGCTACATCAGACGAAATAGATGTAAAATTACAGCAAGATAAAGAAAATTTTGAGCGAATAGATTATCTTGAAAGCATGGCATCAAAAGCTAATGAAAAACTACAAAATAATTAATTATGGCAAAGCAACCACTAAAACACGGAGCGGTAGGTGAAAACGCAGTATGGGACGGACCGTTAGATCTAACAGGTTTTCCAAAAGGAAAAGGCAATAGTTCAGGTATTACAGGTATGGAAGTATCTAAAGATATGCCTGTATATAAAGCTGGACCTATAACAATGAAAGCTGGAGGAAAGTAAAATGGCTAGCAAGGTAAACAAAGAAACCTTAAAATGTAATAAGCCTAGAAAAACCTCAGGTCATAAGACTAAGTCACATATTGTAAAAGCTTGTGAAGGCGGTAAAGAAAAAATAATTAGGTTTGGTCAGCAAGGTGTAAGCACTGCCGGTAAAAAGCAAGATTCAAAATCAAAAGCACGCCGTGCTAGTTTTAAAGCGCGTCATGCGAAAAACATTAAAAAAGGTAAAATGTCTGCCGCTTACTGGGCTGACAAAGTAAAATGGTAATTATGGAAAAAGGACACTACGGTCAGTACACTGGCAATGCAAGACACTCGCGAACACCTGTAACTAGAGGTAATTATAAGGCATCTGAAAAAGATGATGCGGCTCATATTGATTATTTAAAAAGAGACGTTAAATATGATGCTAAGCATGGTGGTAGTGATAAGCAGATGACTAACGATGAAAAGCATATTTCAAAGTTAGCTGGTGATATGAAGTACGACAAGAAACATCATTCTCCGCTTAATAACACTGGCACTCCTGTTGTAGATGAATTTGGTAACCCAGTTCCGGCGGATTTTGTTAGCAACGCTAATAGTAGTTATGATGAAAACGCAGCGTCAAAAAGATTTTTCATGAACCAAGATATAGTTAATAATGCTTTAGGAACATTACAAAGCATAGATGATGGTAAAGGAACGTACACTGGATACGCTAATTCAGACCAGACTGTTAAAAAAGCTTTATTAGGTTCAGGTCCTAACTCATTAACAAGAGAACAGTTAGGGCAATTAAACAAAGGTGATGCTAACACTGCGGCTAGTATTGTTTCTAGAAATATACGAAACGCACCTCTTGGAGACGCAAAAGGTCAGTTTGATAGATCATACAATCCTTTTAAAAAATGAAATCAAGAGGTTTAGGCGATACAATAGAAAAATTTACAACAGCGACTGGAGTCAAAACAATTGTAGATAAAGTTTCTGATGGTTTGAATGTACCATGTGGTTGTGGAGCTAGAAGAGATAAATTAAACGAAATGTTTCCTTATAATAATAAATAATGGCTTTTAAACTTAATAATCCACCATACGCAGTAAACAACACGCCTCTATACCATGTAGACTTAGAAGAAGGAGTATTAGGTAAAGCTTTGAACAATGGTAGTATACTTATGAGTAAAGACGTTAAAGATCCTATACAGTATAAAGAAGTGTTGGCTCATGAGTTAGGTCATATGAAACAAATTAAAAGCGGTGCGTTAAACTACGACGATAACAACGTGTACTATAAAGGCGAAACATACTCAAGAAAAAACATGAAAGAAGGTAGCGATAAACTACCATGGGAAGATTATGCAAATAAATTTGCAGAAAAAATAACTTAAAAATTAAAATTATGCCAAGCACTAGTCCAAACACACAATCTAAAGAAGGGAATGTAGGACCTTTGTCTAAGAAAGGAACCTTCATGTCTAAACATTGTTTATCTAAATACGGTGAAGCAAAGACAGGACCTATAAACATGGGACATCCGATGAAAAAATATGGAGACCACGCAATGAATATGAACCACCCAATGACTAAAAAAGGGTGTAGTTATAAATAATAAGGTATGGCATTTAAGTTAAGAAACCAAAACGTAAAAAGAGTTACAGGTGGTAAGCATCCGTTTGCTCACTCAGCTTCCGCAACACACGGCCACCCTCATGGTGGCGCTAGTGATATACCAACTATATCTCAACGTCAAACGACTATAAGTCAAACAGCGCCATCTAGCGATGAATTAGTTTACGATGTAGTTAATCCTGACTTAATGCAAGTAGACAAGTCTCAAGCCGCTAAAGATGCTTACAACGCGTTAACTCCAGAACAGCAAAGGGCTCAAGATAAAAGGTTTTTAGAAATAAACCAAAGACGAGCTGATGAAGCGGTTAAGCAAACAGAAGAAAATAGATTTGTAGCTTTAAATGAATTAAGACAAGGTGGTGGTAGTGAAACTAGTATTGATACTCAAGAAAGAGCTATTAGTGATACTAGCGTTAGTCAACAACAAGCTTCGCAACAAGATTACGAGTACAATCAAGCTCAAGTCCAGCAAGGCGTTAAAGATTTAGTTGCTATAGATGCAGTTAAAATGGGTAATCAATTTTCTCAAGATTACATGGGCAACCTACCGTTTACAAGTCAAGGAAGCAAACAGTCGCAACAAGATAGTATGGCATACAACGCGGCTGGTCAATACACAGCTTTAGTAGGTAGTGGTGTTTATACACCTAAACAAGCTTTAGATTACATTAAACAAGAGTACGGTGAAAACTTAACAAACGATCAAATGCACCTGCTTGACCAGACTATAAATAGAGCTTTAAACGAAATTACGCCGGCTAGAGAGTCGTATCAAGTGTTCAAACCATACACTCAAGAAGAGCTTTTATCGACTCAAATGCCTACTTATAAAAGTAAAAGACATAAAAAGAAAGGTAAAGTCTCTGGGTATCAAGACATAAAACCATTATACACAGGATCAAATGTACAAAATTACAAATCGAAGGTCATGGAAGGATTTAATCAGAATAAATAATGAAAAAACTTTTAAGTCTTTTAACTGGTGGTTTAATTAAAGACGTAGGTAACGTAATAGATAAGCTTACAACTACAGATGAAGAAAGATTAGCTGCTAAACAAAAGGTACAAGAGTTGTTAGAAAAAGCAGATCAAGACGCGCAGACTCAAATCACTGAGCGCTGGAAACTTGACATGCAATCAGATTCATTTTTATCTAAAAACATAAGGCCACTAGTACTAATATATCTCACAGTTATATTTACTGCGCTTGCGTTTTTTGATGGCAATATTGGCGGGTTTAAAGTTGCTGAGGAATATATCCCAATATTTCAATCGCTATTAATAACAGTGTACGGCGCTTATTTTGTCGGACGTACATGGGAAAAGAGCAAAAAATCAAGTGACAATAAGTAATATATTAATTAATTAAATTAAATCAAATGAGTAAAGTAAAACAAATGGAAAGTAAATCTAATAAAATTTCACAAGAACACTTGGAGAAAATTCAAGATCAACAAAACAAAATTACACAATTGCTAAGGCAAATTGGTTTTATTGAAAACGAAAAGCACCAACTGTTACATGAATACGCAGGTGTGCTTAAAGAGGTTGAAGAATTTAAACCTGTGTTAGAGAAAGAATACGGTGCAGTGAATATTGATATTGGCACAGGTGAGTATACTGCTATTGAGCAAGAAGAGAAAAAAGATTAATGTCTAGCGTTATAAGAAAAATCAGTATAGGTTCTGACTATAAGAACGATGCAATGCATTATTCTGTTGGTCAAGAGGTTTATGGCGGTCACGTTATATCTTATATTATTTTTGAAGAGTCTGATAATTCTTATAACATACATATTAAAAAAAACAACGAGGTATTGCCATGGAAGAAATTTAATTCTAACATGGCTATATCTGTTGAGTATGACTTAGAATATTGATGAAAAGTATTTTTCAATTCATTGTTAAACCCATAGGTGAAAGATATAACAATGAAATAAATATTGATAATAAAATATTAATAGTAAACGCTGGAATTGAAGATCACAACTTTGTTAATAGATTAGCAGAGGTTGTTGAAGTTCCAGCTGCTTACAAAACACTTATTAAAAAAGGTGACAAAGTTATAGTTCACTTTAATTTATTTAGACGTTGGTACGATATACGCGGCAAAGAAAAGAATAGTTCTAAGTATTTTAAAGATAATATGTATTTTGCAACCGATGATCAAATATACATGTACTATAGAGATAACCAATGGTACGCTAATAATGATTATTGTTTTGTAAAACCTGTTTTAGAAAAACAAAATATAAGAGGTGATAAACTTAAAACCTTACGTGGTATACTAAAATATGGTAATAGTTCATTAGAAGCTATCCATATTAACCCAGAGGACTACGTAGGGTTTAAACCTTTAAGTGAGTTTGAGTTTGTTGTAGATAAACAACTCTTGTATTGTATGAAATCAAATGATATAGTTATTAAGTATGAGCGTCAAGGAAACGAAACAGAATATAATCCAAGCTGGACAGAGAGCGGTTGATGAATTAATAAAAGTTGCTAAAGAACCTATTGTAGACTCTGGCGACGACATAACTGCTGATCGTTTAAAGAACGCTGCTGCAACTAAAAAGCTAGCTATATTTGATGCGTTTGAAATATTAAACAGGATAGAAGAAGAAAGATCTATGCTAGACTCTAACAAGAAAGAATCAAAAGCTCAGTCGTTCAAGGGCTTTGCTGAAGGTAGATCAAAATGAGTTATCAACAAACGCTTGTAAATACAATAACCGGCCATATAAAACCTAGCGTAATAAAGAAAAACAATAGGTATAAAAAATGGGATTATGGCTACAATAAAGAACATGATGTAGTAGTTATAAGTAAAACCGGTAAAATAGGTGAAGTTATAGAAATACAAAATCTTAAAATAGCTTTACCTGATGCAGAAAATAGTTATAAAAGATCTAACAAAAAAGAAGATCAGTTCTGGCAAAGACTTGATTACCCCAAAGATTTAGATAAAATAAAAAGTGTTTTTGAATTTAATCAAAAGCCAGAATATTTTAAAGAGCAATGGTATGATTTTATCGACCAAGAGTTTGAAAGACGTGATAAAGGTTTTTGGTTTTACAACAAAGGTAATCCTACTTATGTTACTGGCTCTCATTACATGTACCTGCAGTGGAGTAAAATTGACGTTGGAGCCGCAGATTATAGAGAATCAAATAGGCTTTTTTTTATCTTCTGGGAAGCGTGTAAAGCAGATAAACGTTGCTACGGAATGGCATACCTCAAAAACAGACGCTCTGGTTTTTCATTCATGGCATCAGGAGAGCTTGTTAATCAAGCAACTATATCTTCCGATGCACGTTTTGGAATATTATCAAAGTCAGGTGCGGACGCGAAAAAAATGTTTACCGACAAAGTTGTACCCATATCAGTTAATTACCCCTTCTTTTTCAAACCCATACAAGACGGTATGGACCGTCCGAAAACAGAGCTTGCCTACAGAGTACCGGCTTCAAAACTTACAAGAAAAAAACTTGATCAGGGTATTGAAACGGAAGAGCTCGAAGGGCTTGACACGACAATTGACTGGAAAAACACAGGTGACAACTCATATGACGGTGAAAAACTTAAGCTCCTTGCCCACGATGAATCAGGTAAGTGGGAGCGTCCGGATAACATTTTAAACAACTGGCGCGTAACAAAAACTACACTTAGATTAGGGTCTAGAATCGTAGGTAAGTGTATGATGGGTTCAACATCAAACTCACTAGATAAAGGTGGTGAAAACTTTAAAAAACTTTATTATGAATCAGATGTTACCAAAAGAAACCGCAATGGACAGACTAGCTCAGGACTATATAGTTTGTTCATACCTATGGAATGGAACTACGAAGGATACATTGATACTTATGGATTACCTGTTTTCGAAACACCCCAAGCCCCGATCAAAAGCATTGACGGGTCTGAAATTGAAGTAGGTGTAATAGAGTATTGGGAAAACGAAGTTGAAGGTTTAAAGAACGATCAAGACTCTTTAAATGAATATTATCGTCAGTTTCCAAGAACAGAAAAACACGCATTCAGAGACGAGGCGAAAGAGTCTTTGTTTAATCTAGCAAAGATATATGAACAAATAGATTACAATGAAGATTTAAAATACTCTGGCGTTTTAACTAAAGGTAATTTTCAATGGAGTAATGGTATAAAAGACTCTATAGTAACGTTTACCCCAAACAATAGCGGTAGATTTTTATTGTCATGGGTACCGCCGTTACATTTACAAAACAAAGTTATACTAAAAAATAACGTTAAATATCCAGGTAATGAACACATAGGCGCTTTTGGATGTGATAGTTACGATATATCAGGCACTGTTGATGGTAAAGGTTCTAAAGGATCTTTGCATGGTTTAACAAAATTCAGCATGGAAGATGCTCCGCCTAATATGTTTTTTTTAGAATACATAGCAAGACCACAAACAGCTGAAATATTTTTTGAAGATGTTTTAATGGCATTAGTATTTTATGGTATGCCTATACTTGCGGAAAACAATAAACCTCGATTGCTATATTATTTAAAACGTAGAGGTTATAGACAGTTTTCAATAAACAGACCTGATAAAGTTTATCACAAACTATCAACGTCTGAAAAAGAAATAGGTGGAATACCTAATTCAAGTGAAGATATTAAACAAGCTCACGCTGCCGCTATAGAATATTATATAGAAAACCACGTAGGTATTATAAATGATTCATACGGTAATATGTACTTTCAAGAAACGTTAGAAGATTGGGCTACGTTTAATATAAATAGTAGAACTAAACACGATGCTTCAATTAGCTCTGGTTTAGCAATAATGGCTTGCAACAGAAATAAATATAGACCTGTTGCTGAGAAACAAACAAACGTGGTGCCTCTTGGTTTCAAAAGATATGACAACCAAGGAATTAATTCAAAAATAATAACATAAATAAATGGTTTATACTAACTACAATAGTTCATTTCCAGATCAGGTGGTACCTGAAGAGGTTAAGAGTTCTTATGACTATGGGCTACAAGTCGGTAATGCTGTTGAAAATGAATGGTTTAGAAGCAATAGAGGTGGACTAGAAAGGTTTACAGCTAACTTTCAAAATTTTAACAGATTAAAATTATACGCTAGAGGTGAACAGTCTATACAAAAATACAAAGACGAGTTGGCTATAAATGGCGACTTGTCTTATTTAAATCTTGACTGGAAGCCAGTGCCTATACTATCTAAGTTTGTAGATATTGTAGTTAACGGTATGACTGATAAAGGTTATGAATTAAAATCTTTTGCACAAGATCCATACTCTATAAAACAAAGAACAGATTTTGCTATGGCAGCTGTTAGAGATATGGAAAACAAAAACACCATTGAAACTCTAAATGCCGCTCTTGGTAAAAACTTTTACGCTAGTCCAGACCCTGCTAATCTACCTAAAGATCAAAATGAATTAGATCTATACATGCAGTTAAATTATAAACAAAGTGTAGAGATAGCAGAAGAGGAGTTAATATCTAATGTATTAGATTACAACAAATATAGCGAAGTTAAAAAGCGAGTTGCTTACGATCTTACTGTATTAGGTATAGGTGCTGTAAAAACTAGCTTTAATTTATCTGAAGGTATCACCGTTGATCACGTGGACCCTGCCTCTCTTGTTTATTCTTATACAGAAGATCCTAACTTTGAAGACATATATTACGTTGGTGAAGTTAAAAGTATGAGTTTGTCTGAGGTGAAACGTTTGTTTCCTTATTTAGACGACGCGCAACTAGAAGAAATACAAAAATACCCAGGCAGTAGTAATTATACTTCAAATTGGTGGGGCCAAGATCAAAGAGATCAGGTTCAAATACTATTCTTTGAATACAAGACGTATCACGATCAAGTATTTAAAATAAAAAAGACTGATCAAGGTTTAGAAAAAGTACTAGAAAAACCTGACACATTTAACCCTCCACCAAACGATAACTTTGAAAGAGTCTCAAGAAGTATAGAGGTTTTATACACAGGCGCTAAAGTCTTAGGTATGAACTCAATGCTCGACTGGAGGTTATCTGAAAATATGTCAAGACCTTACGGCGATGTTACTAAGGTTAATATGAACTATGCTATATCAGCACCACGTATGTATAAAGGTCGCATTGATTCTTTAGTAAATCGTATTACTGGTTTTGCAGACATGATTCAGCTTACACATCTAAAGCTGCAACAGGTAATGTCCCGCATGGTACCAGACGGTGTTTATGTTGATGTTGATGGTTTATCTGAAGTTGATCTAGGTAATGGAACTACATACAACCCACAAGAAGCTTTAAACATGTACTTCCAAACTGGTAGTATTGTAGGTAGATCTATGACTCAAGATGGTGATCCTAATAGAGGTCAAGTGCCAATACAAGAGTTGCAGACTTCTAGCGGTATGGCTAAAATACAGTCTTTAATACAAACGTATCAATACTACTTACAAATGATACGTGATGTGACGGGATTAAATGAAGCTCGTGATGGTAGTCAACCAGATAAAAATGCTTTAGTAGGATTACAGAAACTAGCTGCTGCTAACTCTAACACAGCTACAAAGCACGTATTGCAGTCGTTAATGTATTTAACAGTTAGAGCTGCAGAAAATATAAGCTTACGAGCTGCAGATGCTTTAAGTTTTCCATTAACCAAAGAAGCTTTAATGGGTAGTATAAATCAATTTAACATAGCTACGCTAGAAGAAATTGATAAGCTAAGTATACATGAGTTTGGTATATTCTTAGAACTAGAACCAGACGAAGAAGAGCAGCAAAAGCTAGAGCAAAATATTCAAGTAGCTTTGCAATCTGGACAAATAGGTTTAGAAGATGCTATTGATATTAGAGAAATAAAAAATATTAAACTAGCTAATCAATACCTTAAGTTTAGACAAAAAGTAAAAGCTGAAGAAGCTCAAGCTGCTCAACAAGCAAACATACAAGCTCAAGCTCAGGCCAATGCAGCTGCTACAGAGAAAGCTGCTATGGCTGAAGTACAAAAAGATCAAGCTATGGCCCAAACAAAAGTACAAATAGAGCAAGCTAAAACTGAGTTTGAAATAAAGAAAATGGAGCAAGAAGCTTTAATTAAAAAGCAATTAATGGCTCAAGAGTTTGAATACAATATGCAGTTAGCTCAAGCCAGGGCGGGTATTGAAAAAGAAAAAGAAAAAGAAATAGAAAATCGTAAAGACGAACGTGCTAGAATTATAGGTACTCAACAGTCTGAAATGATATCGCAGCGCCAAAACGATGAATTACCGAAGAACTTTGAGTCAGCTGGTAATGATTCTTTAGGTGGTTTTGGTTTAGAACAGTTTGAGCCAAGGTAAAAATTTTTATTAATTATATATTATTTTATTATGTCAGAAGAAGTTAAACAAGAAGGCGAATTTAAAGTTAAAAAAACTAAGCCAAAACAACTAGTGGACAACCCTGAAGTTGTTAAAGTAGAAATAAAAGGAACTGGGGTAGAACCGACGCAAGAACAAGAGGTAACTAAAGTTGTAATAAAAGAAGAAGATGCCGTTCAAGACACAAGCACAGAGGAAAGCGTGCTACGCACAGATGAGTCAAGCGAAGAAGCAGGGAAAGAAACCGAAGTGGGATTGCAAGAAGTGGGACAAGAACTACAAGAACCCACTGAACAAGAACAGCAAGAGTCGCCTCTCCAAGAGATAACAGATGAGACTGTTGATCAAGATAAAAAAGATATTAAAGTAGAACCTACTCAAGCAGAACCACAAGCTCAACCAAAAGAAGAGCTTCCTGAAAACGTAGATAAACTAGTTAAGTTTATGAAAGAAACAGGTGGTACTGTGCAAGACTATGTTCGCTTAAACACAGATTATTCCAATGTTGATCAAGCAACATTAATTAGAGAATATTATAAACAAACCAAACCACATTTAGACGCTGAAGATATAAGTCTTTTAATGGAAGACTTTAGTTATGACAATGAACTAGATGATGAAAGGGATATACGCAAAAAGAAACTTGCGTATAAAGAAGAAGTTGCAAAAGCCAAAAACTTTTTAGAGGGATTGAAGAGTAAATACTACGACGAGATCAAGTTGAGACCGGGCGTAAATCAAGAACAACAAAAAGCAGTTGACTTTTTCGACCGATATAATCAAGAACAAGAAGCAGTAAAGCAAAAACACGAAAGATTTAAAAATAACACCAGTAATCTTTTCAACAGTGAATTCAAAGGTTTTGACTTTAAAGTTGGGGAAAAGAAGTTTAGATATGGCGTTAAAAATCCTAGTGAATTAGCTAACGAGCAAGGAGACATCGGTAATTTTATTAAGACGTTCTTAAATAAAGATGGAGAAGTTTCTGATCATGCTGGTTACCACAAAGCTTTATATGCGGCTAGAAATGCTGACACTTTAGCTTCTCATTTTTATGAGCAAGGCAAAGTTGACGCTGTTAAGGATCAGGTAGCTAAATCAAAAAACATAAGCACTGAACCTAGAAAAACACCGACAGGCGATGTATTTGTAGGAGGATTAAAAGTTAAAGCAATAAGCGGAGCAGATTCTAGTAAATTAAGAGTTAAAACAAAAAGATTTAATTAATTATAAAGATTTAATAAGATGGCAGTTACCCCAACTTTCGGCGCAATTAAGCCGAGTCAAAAACAACAGGTACTAGAGACAAACTATCTAAGTTTCAACGATGGAACTAATGATTTTGCTCAACAGTATCTACCCGAAATTTATGAAGCTGAAGTAGAGCGATACGGAAACCGTACTCTATCTGGCTTTTTACGTATGGTAGGAGCTGAAATGCCAATGACATCTGATCAAGTAATTTGGAGCGAACAGAATCGCTTACACGTTGCTTATGACAGTGTTACTTGTGCTTCAGCTACTACACTAACATTTGCACTTGATGCAACAGCAGGAAAAGATTTTGTTTCCAACGTTGTTTCTGCAAATGACACTATCGTAGTAATGGATCCTTCTAGTGGAGCAGAACTAAAATGTTTTGTTGAAATTAGTGCTGATACATCTGCTACGCTAGCTACACTAACAGTAAAACCTTATACTCAGATTGACCTTCACGGTAGTGGTGGTGCTACAGAAGTAGATCTTACAGGTCAAACAGATCTTAAGATTTTTGTATATGGTTCTGAATTTAAGAAAGGCACAGCTGATGGGCGCGAGCGTTCAATCACCCCTTCTTTTACTCAGTACTCAAACTCACCTATTATCATCAAAGATAAATTTCAAATCAATGGATCTGACACAGCTCAGATTGGTTGGGTTGAAGTTGCTACTGAAGATGGTACATCTGGATTTCTATGGTATCTAAAAGCTGAGTCTGAGACTCGTTTACGTTTTGAAGATTATCTAGAAATGTCTTTGGTTGAAGGCGAAAAAGTAAGTGGAACATCTACACTTGGAGCTGGAACTGTAGGATATAAAGGTACTGAAGGACTTTTCGCTGCTGTTGGAGATCGTGGAAACAAGATCAACAACTTTAGTGGAGCAAACGGTAGTTTAGCAGACTTCGATAGCATTTTGAAAAACCTTGATACTCAAGGAGCTATTGAAGAAAATATGCTATTTGTAAACCGAGGACTAGCTCTAGAAATTGATGATATGCTAGGTGGTGTATCTGATGGTTCTAATGGTGGTACAGCTTACGGACTATTTGAAAACTCTGAAGAAATGGCGTTGAACCTTGGGTTCAGCGGTTTCCGAAGAGGTTCATATGACTTCTACAAAACTGACTGGAAATACTTAAATGACGCTTCTACTCGTGGCGCCACTGCGGTTTCTGGTATTGAAGGAGTTCTTATTCCTGCTGGTACATCAACTGTTTACGATCAGATCCTTGGAACTAACATCCGTCGTCCATTCCTTCACGTACGTTATCGTGCTTCACAAGCTGATGACAGACGTATGAAGTCTTGGATTACTGGTTCTGTAGGTGGTGCTTACACTTCTGCGCTTGACGCAATGCAAGTACACTTCCTTTCAGAAAGATGTTTGGTTACACAAGGTGCGAATAACTTCGTGTTGTTTACAGCTTCTAATCCATAATAGTACTCATGTAAATATTGGGGGTCACAACACGTGACCTCCAATAATTTACTTTATTAACATTTTTATTATATTATATCATGGCAAAAACAAAAGAAAAACCCTCAGTTGAAAAAGGCTGGGAAATTAAAGATAGAACATATATCTTAAAAGGAAACAAACAACCGCTAACATACACTATACAATCTAGACACTCACGTAGATTTCCGCTATTATGGTTTGACGAAGAAAAAGGTGAACAAAGAGAGCTTAGGTATGCTACTAATATGAACAGTCCACTTGTAGATGAGCAAAAAGGTGAAGCTACTCTTGGTCATGTTATATTTAAAGATGGTGTATTATTTGTTTCTAAAGAAAAACAAAATCTACAAAAACTACTATCATTGTATCACCCAAGAAAAGGTGGTATATATTATGAGTTTGACAAAGTAGAGGTTGCAACAGATGAGCTAGAAGATCTTGAGTTTCAAATTGAAGCTTTAAATTTAGCTAAATCTCTAGACATAGATCACGCTGAAGCTATATTAAGAGTTGAGCTTGGGTCGAAGGTTTCTTCTATGAGTTCAAAAGAAATAAAAAGAGACTTACTATTGTTTGCTAAAAAGAACTCTACACTGTTCTTGACGCTAGCAAATGATGAAAATGTAGAACTAAGAAACTTTGCTATTAAAGCAACTGAAGCTAATATAATTTATTTAGCTGCAGATCAAAAAAGTTTTCATTGGGCTTCAAACGATAAGAAGCTAATGATTGTTCCTTTTGATGAAAATCCTTACAGCGCGTTTGCTTCTTTCTTGAAGACAGACGAAGGTGTAGAGGTGTACAAATCAATCGAGAAAAAACTTCTATAACATGTGATAATAATATTGAGGCGGTTTGCGCCGCCTCTTTATTATAATAAAAAAATACAAATGGCAATAAACGTAAACACAGTATATCAAACTGTTTTACTTATACTAAATAAAGAACAGCGCGGGTACATGACACCCACTGAATTTAATAGTATAAGTACACAGGTTCAACTTGAAATATTTGAAAAGTATTTTGAAGACTTAAACCAGCAGTTACGTGTGCCGCAAACAAATACAGACTACGGTAACAGAGTAGAAAATATAGACAACAAGATGTCTATATTTAAAACAAATGGGTCTTGCTTTTATGACTCAAACAGCGAGTGTTTTTACCCGCCTGTTAGTGATACTCTTGGTGTACAGTACGTACCTGTACAAACTAAACCTACTGAGTCTTCTATCTACATGATTAGTAATGTTGTATACAAAAACGAAGTAGAAGCTCAACGATTAGATAAAACAGATTTTTACTTTATTAAAAAATCTAATCTTACAAAACCTTCCAAAGATTTTCCTGTTTATTTATTAGAGAGTAACAAGATAAAAGTGGAACCTAAAAGCATAACTTCAGATGTATCTGTAGATTTTATTAGAACACCTAGAAATGTACATTGGGGTTTTACAGTAGGTAAAAAAGGTCAATACGTATACGATAAAACACCATATAGTGAAACTGGTGGATCTCAAGACTTTGAGTTACATCCGTCAGAACAGACTGATTTAATTATAAAAATACTGCTATATGCCGGTATAGTTATACGTGATCCTCAAATAGTTCAAACAGCTGCAGCTAAAATACAAGCTGAAGAAGTAAACGAAAAAAGTTAATAAATGTCTTTAATAACCGAAACTAATCAACAATATTACGCAGGAGCGCAGACCATAATAGTTCAAGCTGGTCAAAGCCAATTTAATTTTGGCTTTAATACTGACATGAAACTTGTTAATTACAATCCTTCAGCTGTAGATTATCCGTTAAATAATTTTAAAATATATACTAATTTAACTGGAGCATCAGGTAGTTGGATAGAGTTTACACCAGAGTCCGACAATTGGATTCCTTACACTTTATCTGACAATACTATAACTATAGCAAGTGATACAGGGGCTACATTGAACGCTGGCACGTATTTAACTGTACAGCTAAAATCTCAATCAGGCGGTAGATACGGTAATGAAGACGCTTACGGTGATACAGTAGAAAAAAATTACAATAGTTATTCTTATATAAAAATATCTGATATAATAAATAATTTTCAGTTAGCTTACATTGGCGATGGCAAACTTATACCAAGTGCTAAAAGAACAGACGTTATATTTCATGCTAAGCGTGCTTTACAAGAATTAAGCTATGACACATTAAAAGCTGTTAACTCACAAGAGCTTAGCGTGCCTATTAGTTTGAGTATACCTATACCGCAAGATTATGTTAACTTAGTTAGCTTGTCAAGAATAGATAGTCAAGGTGTTAAACACCCTATATATCCTACTGAACTAAGCGGTAGGGCTTATGATGTGCCTATTCAAGATGGTGCTGGTATACCTATTCAAGACAATCAAGGTGAAAATTTAAATGGCACATCTCAAATAAACAAGCGTTGGGACAACAACGATTTAAAAAATAGAAAAGAATTATACGATTACTGGGTTGGATTGGGTTATCAAAATGGTGACTGGCCTCAAGGTTGGGGCTGGCAAGGTCAACAGTATGGATTAGATACTGAACTTGCTAATATAAATGGTTACTATTTAATGGATTATAAAAACGGTAAGATATCTTTTTCAAATAACTTAGTTGATAGTTTAATAATGTTAGAGTATATATCTGACGGTTTAGCTTACGATCATGATATGAAAGTACCTAAGTTAGCTGAAGAAGCTGTGTACGCGTATATATTACACGCTATTATAGCTAGTAAAATTAATCAACCAGAGTATATAGTGCAGCGTTTAAAGAAAGAAAAAAGCGCTAAAATAAGAAACGCTAAGATACGACTATCAAACATTAAACCTACTGAAATTATAAATACTTTTAGAGGTAAGTCTAAATGGATTAAACACTAAAATTAAATGGCTAAAGTTACAAATGCTTTTATTAAGTCTAAAATGAACCAAGACCTGGATGCCAGGTTGTTACCAAATGGTGAATATAGAGAAGGGCTTAACATACAAGTTAGTAAATCAGAAGGGCCTGACGTTGGAGCGTTAGAGAATGTATTAGGCAATATATTGTTGGGTAATGTTGATTTAAAATCAATTACAGGTATAGACAATATAAAAGTTATAGGTCACTATGTAGACAAATCTACAGATACCGTATTTTTATTTTTAACAGATTACACAGATGAAGTTTTTGCTGATAGTAAAGTTAATTTTAAATATGAACCTACAGCCAACAATTTTATATATTCTTTCAATGTAACGACACATACTTTAATTAAGTTAGTTGAAGGTGCATTTTTAAATTTTTCAACTACACATCCTATAATTGGTGTTAATGTTTTAGAAAATTTATTATTCTTCACTGATAATAGAAATCAACCTAGAAAAATAAACGTAAGTCTTGCAAACCCAGATCCTCAAAACACATCGCCAACTTACTACAATAACGAAGACAATATATCAGTAGCTAAATATAATCCATATGAAGCTATACAGCTTTATAAAGATCAAGATCCCATAAATGCAATCGGCACTACTATGATAGATGCCACAAGCGAACACTTACCGAACGGTACAACTAATAATCCATATTACGACGAAAATTATGCTGGTGATCCTGATTTTTTAAAAGATAAATTCGTAAGATTTAGTTATCGTTTTAAGTTTAATGACGGTGAATATTCTTTGTTAGCACCATTTACTCAAGAAGCTTTTATACCAGAGCAAGATGGTTATTTTTTAGGTACAGCTGAAGACAGCTCTTCTGACCTTATACCATTTACTTCAACAGACGAGCAAGATACGTATAGAAGTAGTACAGTTAGTTTTATGGAAAATAAAGCTAACGAAATAGAACTTTTAATACCTTTATCGTCTGAACAAATAGAGTATATAGATAGCGTAGCTAAATTCAATGGTTTAAAAGCTTCAGAGTTAGACATTATATACAAAGAATCTGACGGTCTTGCTGTGCAAGTTGTAGACACAATAACAATAGAAGAAATAAACTCTAAAATGTTTTCTACTGTTCTTGCTGAATCTTACAATAGCCAAGGTGAAAAGCAAACAGAGCTTCAGTGGTTTTACCCATACAAGTATCAAGGTAGAAAACCATACAAAACTTTACCGGAAGCAGAGTTAATTAGAGTTTATGATAAAGTTCCAGTAAGAGCGTTTAGTCAAGAAGTTTCTGGTAACAGGATTATATACGGAAACTTTCAAGATAAGCACACGCCGCCTGTGCATTTAAATTACAATATAGCAGTTTCAGATAAATATCCTCTATCTGTATCTGAAGCTGGTGTTCCAAAAAACAGAAGTGGATATAGAACTAGCTCTGTAGAATATCCAATGCACACTGTAAAACAAAACAGAAACTACCAAGTTGGTGTTGTTTTGTCAGATAGATTTGGTAGGTCTTCTACAGTCGTATTATCTTCTGTAAACCAACCAGATGATGTTTTAGGTAAGTTTTACGGGTCCACTACATATCACCCTTACTTTGACAAAAATAGATATGATAACGATAAAGTCGCTGACTGGGCTGGTGATTCTATTAAAATGGTTTTTAATGATCAAATAGGACCTGTTAATCCTTCTTACAGAACAGGTTGGCCTGGTATTTACAATGGAAACCCTGATGATCCAAACTATAATCCGCTAGGTTGGTATAGTTATAAAATAGTTGTAAAGCAAACAGAGCAAGAATACTACAATGTTTACACAGGTGGTATAATAGAAGGAGATCCTAACGCCGCTGCTACCGCTGGTAATCCCATTGGCACGACAGCAACGGTGTCTTTAATATCAGATAATATAAACAAAGTACCTAAAGACGTAACCGATATAGGTCCCGAGCAAAAACAATTTAGAAGTGAAGTAACTTTATTTCCTAGAGTTACACCTAACTACGATGCCACCGGATCAGGTGTAGTACCTACTTTTAATGAACCGTTTTTTCCTACGAGCAAAGGCGCTGATGTGCCTGCGTTAGCTGAATATAGAGATATATTTTTAGATGGTAATGGTGATCCTGTCAGTCCTCTTGCAGACATATACGAATCAAACACAAATCCTTTGGTTGCAAGGCTTTCTACATCAAAAGCAGGCGAGGCTTATAGTTCTACAATATTGGGTAGTTATCCTAAAAAACTAAACACGTACCCTTATTTTTTAGGTGTACTAGAAACAAACCCAGTAGTTTCAAGATTAGAAATATTCTGGGAAACATCGACAACAGGTTTAGTAAATGATTTAAATTATTTAGTAGCTAATTCTGAAAACGATGTAGCTATAGGTTTAGACAACTTTAGTTTTAACTTAAGAGAAGATGACGTTATAGGCACCGTTGTTACTGGTAACTTTTATCCTGAAACTACTGATGCTACAGGTTTTGTACCTATAAACGATTCTATACTAAACAGTTGGAATGTTTTCAATCCCCAAGACGAAAGTGTTAAAGATAAGTTTGATGTAGTTAAAGTTGACAAAAATCAAACTATACCAGGAGGCGGTACATTAGCGTACGATAGTTATCATGTTAAAACTAAAAAAGAATTTGTTTATTCTTCAACTTCACCATCTACAGATAACTACGAGTTTGTTTTTAACTTCAGCTCCGTGGCTTCACCTGACGCTAACACTGATTTTGTTCAACCTAATAATAGATTAAGAAATGTAAATCCTACTATATTAGCTAGCGATGGTGATCCAAATACAGAACTTCCAACAACTTTTAATATAAATGTATCTGAACAATCTATATATGAATTTAAAGGTGTTAATGGAACTATAAGTAATGTCGATAACGCTAAGCAAGTAGGTTTAGAATGGTCTATTCAAGGTGATACTAACAATAACTTTTCTATAGGAGCTAACACTGGTGTTTTATTTACTACGACAGATGATGTTGGAGGTACATTTAATTTAACAATTGTGTTAAAAGATGCTGGCGGTCAAGCGACGCATAACGTACAAATAATAGCCGATGTATTAACTAACGGCGATGGAGTACCAAATTACGAAAAAGTTAATGATGACGTTTGGTGTACTAACAATGTATCAAGCGTTTCAGTTGGAGATTTAGGATCAATTATACTAGGTAGATCTTTAGGTGAAGGTGTTTTGCTTTCAAAAAACCAACAAAGTTCTGGGTATTTTTGGGTATCAGATCCATCAAACGCGCAAAACAATGAACCTTTTGATAGATCAGCAGGTATATTAAATTCTTTACCAGCAACAATAAGCGCTGATGGAGACGTTGTTTTTCAAAACATGGTTAATACTGAGTGTTCAGGTTATACTTTTTCTAATGCTAATTTTACAAGTAAATCTAATATAAGCACTGGTTATTCTGGTAATCCTAACACTTTCTTTTGGATGCCAGCTTTAGAGGCACCTTATATAGGTCCATCTGGAGATGGCCAATACACTCAAACAACTAACCCAAATCCAAATGATTTCCAAGGTACTAACTTGAAAGAGGGTAGCATGTTTATACAAGTTCGTCATTACTCTAGTCAATTTAGCTATATTGTACCACCAAATCTTAACGATAATATATTCGCTTTTTCCGCTTATGACACGTATTATTGCAATAAAGGTTTTAGCGGCAACTCTATTGCTAAATTAGGAATTCCTATAGCTTTGCAGTACAGAGATACGGAGTCGCCAGATTACCCAAATAACTGGGTTACAGCAATAGATGTGGAAGGTAATGAGTGTTTGTTTGGCGGTACGCAACAAGCTAGCGTACAACCTAGACTAACATTTGGTGATACTTACAACGGCGCTGGCGTTATATTAAATAAAGATAATTCAGATTTAACAATTGGTGATGCTGTAGCTAGTATTATACCTACTCAAAATATATCGCAAGTTAATTTTCAACTATGGAAAGCTGACAGCGATAGAGATTTATTTACCAACACTGTAGACCCACAAAAAACATATTCTATAGGTCAACCTGCTTCTGAAAAAATAACCACGTTTGTTGTTGGTAAAGATCAAATTTATTTTGGTGATCCAAAATACGGTGATTATAGATTATTAATTAGATATCCTTATGGTACTTTTCCAGCGCCAGTTTCATCAAATACAGACTGTGGTGATAATACCTCTGGCTTATTAACTCCAACACCGACTAATTGTAATGAAAAAATTAAAAATCCAGTTGCTGCAAAGTACAAAAGTCCTGGTGTATATATGTCTTATGGGGATTTTTATAATCCTGTAGGTGTAGATAGAGCTTGTATGGAAAATTCAGGTGCTTTTGATTTACAAAACCCTATATCATACGCGTATAAAATAGGTGATATAAATTGGGAATCTGCTTTGGAAGCTTCTTACGACGATCCTGTTAAAGAGGTTTACGCTAGAGAGTGGCATTGTAAATATGTTACTAGATTTTACGAAGACGAAAAATGTACTAAACTTTTAAACTTTACAGGTTATAGATCTTTTTCACCCCTCGGAAGTCCAGTTGTAGGTAGAATAGACACTGAAGCCACAGCGTTTATGACAGCCCAAACTTTTGATTTAACTTTTGGTTACAATAGATCTGACAACTCGCATGCTCATGGTAGAGGTGAAGAGCTAATAATAAGTCCAAGAGATACTAATGATGATAGAAGATGGATAGCTGAATTTAAAAGTGGTAAAAAAGTAAAAGGAACTTCTAAGCCTAGCGAGTTTGTTAGTAAAGACTCTAGTATTCAGTCTAGAAAAATTGTATACGGTAGTGGTAAAGTTATTGAAACATCCGAAACTTTACCTTCAAATAGCAATACGTTTGAAAAAGAAATAACCGGAACATTGCAAGTAACAGCTGGTCAAAATATTAATGCGCCTATAAGGTTAGGTGTTTCTATAAATAAAGGCAGTGAGGGTGGTCCTATACCAGGACCCTCTGGAAGTACATCAGGTTACATATGCACAATTGGTGCTCAAGATGTAGCTGAAACTATATTAAGCGTAGAAAGTGTAGGTAGAATAATTATAAGATCTAATAAATGGCCTACACCAAGTGACGGCGAATGTATTACAACATATGGGTATGGAGGATGCCAAGAATGTACAAGACCGATGGGCACAGAAATACAATATAGTTCTAATCAATCTTTTCTTCCTGCTTATCAACCTGAAAATATAGAGGTAGAAGTTAATGGTGAAATTATACCTGCTGATGAATGGACAACAAAAGGATTTTTAAATGTTCCAGCGGGGAAAATATACTCTTATTCACTAGTGCAAAGATATACTGCTAACGGTAATTCAGCGGCGGTTTATGCAACTTCTACTATTTTTGAATTGTAATATATAGACATAACAAGTGATAATAAAATATGGCAGCTATAATTGAAGTAAAATATTTTAACTCCTTTGTTCTTAGGAAGACTACAGCTAATGATGGTAGTCCCGTTTGGAATGGATCAAGAGGTGATAATACTTACCCTCAATCAGGCGTTGACAACAACAATAAAGAGTGGTTTGTTGAAGAGGCTAGAATAAAAGGTGGTTACAACAACACTTCAGTTAGTTTTGGGGCTAGAGCTTATTTAATAGAAGAAGAACCAAACTCTTCTAAAAGAATAAATGCGCTCATATACTCTGGTATATTTAATTCTAGAACAGGTATTAATAAAACAAATGTATTTAGTGTAGGTGAAGACATAACAAAAGCAGTGGATCCTGCTAATGGCAGTATACAAAAGCTATACGCTGAAGATACTAACTTAATTGTATTTCAAGAAAGCAAAGTTAACAGGGCTCTTATAGACAAAGACGCTATATATTCAGCTGAAGGTCAAGGATCTGTTACATCTACTAATTTAGTTATAGGTCAAATTGTACCTTACGCTGGTAACTATGGTATAAGTAGAAATCCAGAAAGCTTCGCTGTGTTTGGTTATAGAAAATACTTTACAGATAAAGATAGAAACGCGGTGATGCGTTTGTCTCAAGATGGTCTTACAGAGATATCAGCTTATGGTATGAAAGACTTTTTTAGAGATCAATTAACTGATTTAGATACTGTACAATCAACTGGTAAAGTTTATGGTGGTTGGGATAATTATACTAAACAATATGTTTTATCTTTACAGCCGGCAGAAAGTAATAAGTTTAAAACAATTTCGTATGACGAAGAAGTAAGAGGTTGGACTAGTTTTTATTCTTATAAACCAGTTTCTATGTTTAGCATTAAAGGTTCTTTTTATACAGTACCTAAAGACGCCAGCTTTATAAGTGATTCTGTAAATCAAGTTAATATAAATAAAGGTGTATACATGCACAGTGCTAGCGATGTAACTACTAATAGAGCTACATTTTATGGTGAATATCAAAACCCTAGCATAACGTTTATATTTAATCCAAACCCTAGTATACAAAAGAATTTTAAAACAATATCTTACGAAGGGTCTAACGGTTGGCAAGTTGAAAGCTTTACGTCTGACCCAACTGGTAAAGGTATACCAAGCTATGGTCAGCCAGAAAACTATGATACCATAGAGACTAACGATACAACTCAGTCTATATATAGTTATAATGAAGGAGCTTACGATTCACTTGGCAGGGTTTATCCAGGACAATTAGTTCCACCTATATATCACGCTGGTTTTGATCGTCAAGAAAATAGATATGTTGCTAACTTAGTAAACAATTCACAGCCAGCGCCTGGTGAAATATCTTTTGGTGGCGCTGTTACAGGTATAAAAGGTTATTTTGCTACAGTTAAAATGTCTGTAGATGGTAGTACAGACTTCGGTAAAATGAAAGAGCTGTTTGCTGTTTCATCAGAGTTTGTAGCTTCAAACTATTAAATTAAATTAAATGATATTAAATATTAACGAAGAAAAAGAGTGGGAATGTAGACTAGAAAACGCTCAATCTTTTTATCCAACAATGTTGGAGTGGGCTAAAAAACATAACTTTAATATAGTTCCTATAGAGCTTATGCCTTGGGATGTTTTTGTTTTAAAAGAAAAAGGTAAAGATGTTTATTGTACGTCTTTATTTGTTGCTGATCATTTGGGTTTTACTGTATTTCCTCTTGGAGATAAAGATGTTGAAGCAACGGCTGGCGGGTTAGCTTTTGTTTTTGAAACTATAGAAGAGTATTGTAAAAAATTAGATATAGCCATATTGGCAACCACAGTAGGTGAAGCAAAATATAAAAGATTTTTAGAAAAAGTTGGGTGGTCTTGCACAGGTTTAATATGTGAAGATCATTACATGAAAATATTAGTTTAATATGGGAGATGCAGGAGGAGTTGCGCAAGCTGGAGCTCAGGTAGCAACAGCTGCCATGCAAATAGCATACGCTGAAAAGCAGGCTAAAAGAGCTAGAGATAGAGAAAAAAAACTTAAAGGTGAAATGGAAACTGTTAAGAACCAGCGTCCTGATATTGTAAATCCTTATGAAGGCATCACAGACTTATCTGATACATTTGCTGACTTGTCTGGTCTTGTTACAGATCAGTCAGGTAAAGCTGTAGATATGAGTGGATCTTTTTCTAACCCGTTTGCTAACGTAGGTGTTGCAACTGAAGCTGCAGAGTTTCAAGCAGAGCAAGCTGATATATCTTTAGCAAATACATTGGACACGTTAGCAGCTACTGGCGCTAGTGCTGGTGGAGCTACTGCTTTAGCTCAAGCTGCATTAGCTAGCAAAAAAGGTATATCCGCTGACATACAAAAACAAGAACAACAAAATGCTTCACTAAAAGCTCAAGGTGAAGCTGACTTACAAGCTAGAGTTGCAGCTGAAAAATCTAGAATACAAGGCATACAGATAGGTGAAGGCCAAAGAGTTGAGGCTGCACAAATGTCTGAAGGGCAAAGACGTCAAGCTGCGCTATATCAAGAAGGTCAACGTACGCAAAACGCTGAAGCTATGGGTACGGAATATATGTTTGCCCAAGAAGAACGTAGAACTATTGACGATTTAAACAGATTAAATTCACAAGTAACAGGGGCGCAGCAAGCTCAATCTGCCGCTGCCTCAGGTACAATGACAGCACTTGGAAACCTAGGTCAAGGCTTAGGTAATTTAGGTGCTGCTGCATTTGGTTAATAATATAAGATATGGCACTACCAACATTTAATAGACAATATCAATCGGTTAAAGCACCAGGTCAAGTAGCTCAGCCAAACATGGCTAAGATATTTGCTGACATGTCTGCTAACATGAACAGGCAATATCAAGATAGATTAAAAGCTAAAAAGGACGCTGAAAGCGAAGCTAACAAAAAACTACGTTCTGATCTTGACTACGCACAAAACTTCTACACGACTAGATCAAATCAAGTTCGTCAAAACTTAAAAACGCTAGGTGTAAATAACCCTACAACATATCAAACAGCTGATAGATACTTAAATGAAATAACAGATTATCAGCTAGCTGCTAGAAAATCTAACACTAGAGATGAACAAAGATCTATACTCGCGTCTCAAGCTCAAAAAGAATCTGAGCTTAGTGAGTATATATCTATGATAGAGCTAGGTAAAGCATCAGATAAAGATTTTACGGATAACTACGCTGGTAGCTTTAACAACATCGGTCAGCAAGGTGGTGCCGCTCTTACAGGTGAAGACAATAGTTTAATGCGTAGATATGTTTCTGTAATGCAAGCTAGGCAAGGTATAGGTGATAATATAACTGAAGAAATGTATTATGCGCATGGTGAAAATGGAAAACCTGGTAGTTGGATGGTGCACTATAATAGTGATAGAATTAGAGAGGAGTATGGCGAAGAAGGTATACACGGACCTGCGGCTCAAATATTTGGTTTCACTCCAGAGATATCACCTGAAACAGACGGTGACATAAGAAACTCTTTGAAAGATAAAAAAATATTTAAATCAGACGGTAGCGTTACAGATAACTATTTAGTTTTAGATGATATGGGTGAAGTTACTTTAGAGTCAGGACTAATACAACAGCAAACTCCTATAGACAAAACTAGATTAATGAGTGATATAGCTGCGTCAGTTACACCTATAGCTCAAGGTAACTTAAAGTCCGGTAATCTAGCAAACATAGACTGGACGCAAGAAATAAGACCTTGGCTTGTTACGCAAATAAAAGATGGAAAAATAGACGCAAGTGCTAAGCTTGCTGGTACTGATAAAACTTACGGTCAGTTAGTTGATTATGATTTACAAATAGGTGATAGCAATATAGGTGGTTCTAAGTGGACAATGGAGTCTCAAGGCGTATACGAATCTTTATTTAGAGATTATGCTTACGATTTAGTAGGGCCTAAACAAGATTATTTAGCTGGTAGTACTAGACGTAAAAGCAGAACAGAAGAAATAGAAGCAGACGCAAGCAGTAGAGCTAATCAAATATTTAAAGATATAAGTTCAGATCCAGTTAACTACTTTAAAAACAAGAAGCATGGAGGTAAAGAAATACTAGATGTTTCTATTGGTACGCCGTCTGTTAGTGGTGGTAAAGAAGGTCTTGTCATAGATCTTACTTACAAGGTTGGCACTGTGCGTGGCGATCAAACTACAAGTCAAATGACTTACGATTTAACAGATCCAGAAAGAGCTAGATCTTTTGTTGAAGCTCTTGACGTAGACGACAACACTAAAAAAGAAATATTTAAGTTAGTCGAAACAAAAGGTTTTCCCCAAATAGAAACCTTCTTGCCAGGTATATCTACAGGTAACTTACCTATTAAAAAATAATAAAATTATGTTTGAATTAAACGGCGAACAGTATTCACTACAGCAAGTTGAAGAGGCTGCAAAGCAATCTAACGTGTCTTTAGATGATTACATAAGCGAGTACGGTCTTATTAAGATTGAAGACGAGGGAAAGACAGAGGGTGTTGCGGACGAGGGTGCAACTGTAACACCAACAACCGGGCAAGCACCCGAGATTACGGAATTAGAATCGGTAGATATTTCTTCGGAATCACAACCAAAGCGTAGCGTAAGAGGTGAGCAAAGAAAAAGAGAGCTAGAAAAAAGAGAAGCCAAGCAAGAGCAAGATCTTATACTAGATGAAATAGAAGATCTTGAAATATACGATGACACATTAGATACCGTAGCAAACGATAAAAAAATAAGACTACAAGAGTTAGCAAGAAAACAAATTGAAAGCGAATATAAAGCTAATGATGTTTTAGAGTATACAATATCACCAGAAGAGATAGATCAGAAGGCTCAAGGTATTTTAGATGAAAAAAACCAACCTAGCTTATTAGAAAATTACGGCGCTAGAACCGTTAGAGGTTTTGCTGGGTTTGCTAAAGGAGCTAGTCAATTTGAGGAAACACTAAAGTACTCTTTACTTGAAACTGCTTTAGATGTTTTTGATCCTGACTATAAAGGTACAGTTGAAGATAAACAATCTATAATGCAACTTATAAAGTCTGGAGGTATGACTTCGCCGCTAGGTGGTTCATTAGGCCCTTCGTCTAACTATGAAGATTTTATATCTAAGTTAGAGCCGTCTATTAGGGAATACGAGGACATAACTATAACTGAAGAAATAGAAAAAGGTAACTACCTACTTGCTGGAGAGAGAGCTGTTGGCGCAGCTTTAGAATCTTTACCATCTATTGTTGCTGCTGCAACTGGTTACGGAGGTTTAGCTATGTTGGCTGGTAGCGTAGCTGGTGGTAAATTTCAAGAAGAGTTTGAAGCTAATCCAGAAAAATCTACAGGCGCATTACTAGCTAACGCTGTAGGTACTGGTGTTATAGAAGCTTCATTTGAACTTGTCACAAGGGGTATACTTCGTAAAGCAAAAATATTAAAAGACAGCGGAGCTGAAAAAGCAGCGGAAGACTTAATACTTGGAGGCGCAGGTTCTCTTGTTAAAAATCTAGGTTTAAACTCGTTGAAAGAAGGTGGATCTGAAGCAGCAACAAAAGTAACAACATTACTTTTTGATAAGTATGGTGTGTTTGGGTTGGCTGGTGGTTTAGATAAAGATATTGATTGGGCTAAAGAAGCTTACAATATTGTAGATGAAGGTATTGTAGGTAGTATAATGGGTGGTGGCACTACACTAGCTGGTTCTCTAGCTAACAGTGACGAGGCTATAGTTAACAGAGCTCAAACTATTTTAATGCCATCTGAGAGTAAAAATGAGATGGTTGCTATCGCAAATAACATGTCTAAGTTATTTAACGATAGAGACAAAGCCAATAGCCCTGAAGGTGTTAGAATTATAGATGAAGCTTTAGCTAATGAAACTCAAAAGATGCAAGACATCAGAGAGGAAAGCAATGCAGCTCTTTATAATATGACACCAGCTGAATTAAAAGTTTACGCTGGCAATCAAAATCAATTGTCTAAATTAAGACAACAGATACAAGACCCAAAAGAAATAGAGTCTGTAAAAAAATTAGCTAACGAAAAGTTTAAACAAATAAGAGGTGAAAACTCTGTACTGTTTGACGAAGCTGCTGAAAGAAGAATGCAGAGAGGTATTGATGCTGTAACAAAAGCTGCAGAAAATTTAGATGGTGTAGCAGTTAAAGAGTTTGAAACTACTGAGCAGGTTAAAAAATTTATTCAAGAACAAGATCCTGAAGCAGATTTAAAAGCCTCACAGCAACAAGGGTTTGTTGTGCAAAACCCAAGTACAGGTGAACAAACTGTTGTTATAAATAAAGAAATAGCTGGTAAAGAAAAAGCTGTTAACATAGGCGCTCACGAATTTGGCCATGTTATATTATTCAATACAGTTAAAGATAGCCCGGAAACAGCTATTAACTTAGGTAGATCTTTATTAGGTGAACTACAAAGAATAGATCCTGATCAAATTAAAAGTAGTAAGTTCAAGCAAAGACTGCAACAGTACTCTACTGATCCAGAAAGTATACAAATGGAGGAGGTTTTAACCCTGTTTTCTGATGCTTTAGCTACTGGTGATGTTAAGTTTAAAGAAAATGTTTTTACTAGAATAGGTGATCAGATACGTAGAACCATGCAGTCTTTAGGTTTTAAAACTAAGTTTAACAACGGTCGTGATGTATATAATTTTATTAAAGATTATAATAGAACTATAGAAAAAGGTACTGTCGGTAAAGCTCAAATAGCAGCTGCAAAAGAAGGGGTTAAAGGCGCTTTAGTAGAAGATGCAAAGCAGCAAACTGATGAGCAGATAATTAAAGAATCTAGATCTGAAGAATCTTCACAACGAGTTCAAGAAATATACGATCAGCAAGGCACAACTGGAGCATTTGAAATTATAGAACAGTTTAAACCTATTACTAGCAAACTAGTTGAGCGTAGATCTGAAGCACCAGGATTTGATAGACAATTACTTACTGATGAAATAGAAACAGGTAAACGCGGTATAATAGATTTAATTAGTGAGTATGATCCTGAATCAGGTGTACCACTAGCAGCTTACATAAATAAGTTTCTACCATCTAGAGCTATTGAAGCTTCTAATAGAATTTTAGGTGAAGAGTTTACAGAAGACGTTACAGAGGCTAGAGGTGTTGTAGCAGAAGAAGCAGATGTTGAAGTTGCTGAACAACCTAAAGGCCCAAGAAAACCTACTGAAACAACTAGGTTTAGTGATACAGCTTTAAGTAACTTAGGTGTAAAGAATAAAGCTGAAGCTGAAAAACAAATATCAGATGCTACTAACAAAGCGTTTGAAGGTCAA